CAGCAACCTGACTGGTGATATCACGGCAATTCTGCTGCTGGTCAATGCGACCACGCCCGGCAATGACCTTGGTGGCGCCACTGTCCGCAGGATCCGCACGCTGAAAAAGTTTCTAGACGGCGAGGCCAATGCAGACCCTAATGCACGGTTCCCGACCGAGATCTGGTACGTCGATCGCAAGTCATCTGAGAACCGCGATCTGGTGCAATTTGAGCTGGCCAGTAAGTTTGACCTCGCAGGCGTGATGCTGCCAAGGCGTCAGATCATTGCCAACGTGTGCCAGTGGCAGTACAGATCGGCAGAATGCGGCTACACCGGCAGCAACTACTGGAATGTCAATGATCAACCCGTCGGCACCTTGGCGCAGGATGTATGCGGTAAGCGGCTTGGTAGCTGCCGGTTGCGGTTTGGCTCTACTGCAGAGCTGCCGTTTGGCTCGTTCCCTGGTGCTGGTCTGACGCAATGAAGCTAGGCACGACGCTGCAAACTGAGATCCTCGCCTACGCGCAGGCATGTGACCCTAAGGAGATGTGCGGGGTAATCCATGTGGTCAAAGGCCGAAAGCGGTTTTATGCCTGCAGCAATATCGCCGCAACGCCTGATGAGCACTTTGTGTTGGACCCTGCCGACTACGCAGCGGCTGAAGATCTGGGCGAGGTCGTGGCGATCGTTCACAGCCACCCTGTCACCAAGCCTGAGCCGTCAGATGCGGACCGGATCGGTTGCAACAGCAGCGGCCTGCCATGGGTGATCGTCAACCCCAAGACTGAAGAATGGGGCGGTTGCGAGCCGTCTGACTTTGAGCTGCCGTACGTGGGGCGTGAGTTTGTCTTTGGCGTGGTGGATTGCTACAGCTTGTGCCGTGACTGGTATCAGCGCGAATGGGGTTTGGAGCTGGCTGACTTCCCGAGGCGTGATGGCTTCTGGGAGCGTGGTGAAAACTTGTACGTCGATGGGTACAAGTCCCAAGGCTTCCGGCGTGTGCCGTTTGATGACTTGCAGTACGGCGATGGGATTCTCATGCAGCTTGGCGCTGACCTGCCTAATCACGGCGCTATCTACCTAGGCGACCAGCAGATTCTGCATCATGTGCAGGGGCGGTTATCTAGTCGGGACGTGTACGGCGGCTACTATGTAAAGAGCACTGCCATGGTCCTGCGGCATGAAAGTCGTTAAGGTCTACGGCGCCCTCCGCAAGTTTCTAGGTGGCCGCTGCCGTTTCGAGTTTGAAGTAGATACACCAGCGCAAGCAATCAAGGCGTTGTGTGTTAACTTTCCTGACCTTGAGCAGTGGCTCATCAAAAGCGATTGGGGTTATCGCGTCACGGTTGGCAAGGAGCGCATCGGGCCAGAGAATGCAGAGTTGGTCTGCCTGCCTTGGTCAGAGCGTGAGGTGTTCAGCATTGCACCTGTGATTGCGGGTGCTGGTCAAGGTGTCGGGCAGGTTTTCGCAGGCATCGGTCTTGTCTTGGCTGCCATTGTTCTCGGCCCTGCTGGTGCTGGCTTCCTTGGCCTTGGCGCTGGCCTAGTCAGTGGTGCAACGGCTGCATCGGTTTCGGTTGCGATTGGTGGTATTGGTGCTGCCATGTTGCTAGGCGGCATCGCGCAGATGATTTCGCCACAACCCAACATTTCCCCGTTGGTGCGCGGCAAGGAAGCAGCCAGGCTTGAGAGTTTCAGCTTCAGCGGCATCAACAACACCAGTCAGCAGGGATTGCCGGTCCCGATTGCTTACGGTCGGGTCTTTACTGGCTCGGCAGTCCTAAGTGCTGGCCTTGACGTTGATCAACTGAGATGACACAGATCCAAGGTGCTGGTGGTGGCGGTGGCGGTGGCGGTGGTGGCTGCTTCCCTGGGTACACGCTTGTTGATATCCCTGGTGGGCAGTGCCGCATTGATGAGCTGAAGCCCGGAAACATCGTTCTGAGTTTTGACGATCAAGGGCAGATCCTGCCTGCCAAGATTCTCAAGCTGCATGTCCACGACAGCGAGCCGATCACCCGTTACAGCTATTGGGGTGGCAAGCACCTTGATGCAACGCCTAATCACTGGGTGCTCAACCAGTTCAATGCGTTTGTTTGCATTGACACGCTGGGGCCTGATGACTGCCTGATTGACGGCCTAGGGCACCTGCGGCCCATCATCGGCAAGCAACCGCTAGAGCCTGGCATGGTCTACAACTTGACCGTTGAGGGCCAGCACACGTTCATTGCAGGCAACATCCGCGTCCATAACGCTGGCCTTGGTGCCACGATCGCTGGTGCAGGTGGTGGTGGCGGCGGGGGTGGTAAAGGTGGTGGCGGCACGACGCATGTGCCAACCGAAGCTGACGATTCGCTGCAATCGGTCCAATACGGCAGTGTTCTTGACCTGATCAGCGAAGGCGAAATCCAAGGCATCGAGAACGGCGTCAAGGGCATCTACCTCGACGGCACACCAATTCAAAGCAGCAGCGGCATTGATAACTTCACTGGTTACACGGTTGTCACCCGTAACGGCACGCAGAATCAGGCGTATATCCCCAACACCGAAGGCACGCAATCTGAAAAGACCGTCAACGTCGAGGTCACCAATGCTGCATCTGTAACCCGTACTGTCACGGATACTGATGTTGACCGTGTGCGCGTCACGGTGCAATTACCAGCGCTGCAGATCATCGAAGATGACGGCGACATCATTGGCCATAGCGTCAGCATTGGCGTTTACATCCAATACAACGGCGGTGGTTTCACCAAGTTGTTTGATGACACCATCAGCGGCAAGACAACCAACAGCTACCAGCGTGATTATGTAGTCACCCTGTCTGGTGCGTTTCCTGTTGACATCCGCGTTGTCCGCAACAGTGCTGACGAGACCAGCGCCCGCAGGCAAAACCGCACTTACTGGAGCAGCTACACCGAGATCATTGACGAAAAGCTGCGCTATCCCAACAGCGCATTAGCTTTCCTGCGGTTTGACTCGCGGCAGTTTGACACGGTGCCAGCGCGTAAGTATCTGGTGCGTGGCATCAAGGTACAGCTACCCAGCAACGCCACCGTTGATACGACCACCTACCCAGGGCGCGTTACCTACTCAGGTGTCTGGGATGGCACGTTTGGCGCTGCTACATGGTGCGCAGACCCGGCATGGTGCCTGTGGGACTTGATGACCAGTACGCGCTACGGCGCAGGGATTCCAGCCAGCAGCCTTGACCGCTACGACTTTTACGCCATCAGCCAATACTGCAACACGCTGGTCAGCAACGGACGCGGCGGCCAAGAGCCACGGTTCAGCTGCAACATGCTGATCAACAGCCGTGATGAGGTCTACAACATCATCCAAGAGTTCGTCGCGCTGTTCCGTGGCATTGCGTACTACGGCGCTGGGTCGATGGTGGTGTTGCAGGACAAGCCTGCAGATTCGCAGTACCTGCTGACACCTGCCAATGTCGTTGATGGACTGTTCAGCTACAGCGGCAGCGCACAGAAGGCACGGCACACCACCGCAACGGTTGCATACCAGACCTACCAGCAGCTTGGTGAGGTCACCTATGAATATGTCGAGCTGGCAGATGCGGTCGCCAAGTACGGCATCATCAATAAGGACATCAAGGCCATTGGCTGCTACTCGCAGGGCCAGGCGCACCGCTTGGGTAAGTGGGCGTTGCTGTCAGAGCAGAACCTGACCGAGACCGTCACATTTTCAGTGTCGCTTGATAGTGGCATCGTCCTGCGGCCCGGGATGGTGATTGACATTGCCGACCCGATGAAGGCTGGCAGCAGGCAGGGCGGCAGGATCAGCGCAGCAACGACGACGACCGTAACGCTTGATTCTGCTCCCACCTTGGGAGGAAGCCCAACCATCAGCGTGCTGCTGCCTACGGGCTTGGTCGAGACACGCAGCATCAGCGGTCTGGCAGGCAGTGTGGTCACGGTCAGCAGCGCATTCAGCGAAGCTCCTAACCCGCAGAGCATTTGGATTATCCAGAGCACCGGGACGCAGACGCAGCAGTTCCGTGTCATCACAGTTGCCGAGGGTGAAGACGGCATCTACGGCATCACGGCGCTGTCATATAACGCCAGCATTTATGCCGCGATTGAATCGGACCTGAAGCTGTCGTTCCGTGATGTAGGCGATGGCGGCCTGACCGATCCGAACACCATCCCGCAGGAGCCGATCGTTGAGCCTGCACCTGATCCACCGAGCAGCATTGCTGGCACTGAGCACCTGTACGTTGATGGCTCCAACGTGCTCACTGCTTTTGAGCTGAGCTGGATTGAACCGACCGTCAAGATTGTCGCTAACCGCGCCATCAAGGCAGTCAATTATCGGCTGCAGTACAAGATTGACAATGACAACTGGCGGCAACTGGAGACCACATCGCCGTCAATCCGACTGACTGGGTTGCGTGCAGGGACGCTGTACATCCAGATTGTCAGTATTGGCCTTACCGGACGGATCAGCTCCACGGCTACTGCGCAGTTTGCACTGGTCGGCAAGACCGCACCTCCCGGCAACGTCCAGAACCTGACGATTGAGGCCATCAGCGCCAACAGCGCCCGCTTGCGGTGGGATGCAACGGTTGACCTAGATGTGAAGGTAGCTGGCAAAGTTCATATCAGGCACACAAGCCTCACCGATGGCACCGGAACATGGAGCAACAGTGTTGACCTGATCCCTGCGATTGCTGGCCATAACACCGAAGCAATCGTGCCGCTGGTCGAGGGTGAAATCCTGGTCAAGTTTGCAGATGACGGCGGGCGGCAGTCTGCAGCAGAGGCAAGCGTTGTCGTTGACTTCCCTGATGCACTGGGACGGCTGCTGGTGCAGTCAAGGCGTGAGGATGCGGATGTGCCGCCATTCCAGGGCAACAAGACGGACGTGTTCTACAACGAGGACTATGACGCCCTCACCCTTGACGGGGATGAGGAGATTGACGACGTGGTGGACTTTGACCTGCTGCCCGTGATGGACTTCATCGGTGACACGGTCGCGACAGGCACTTACGAGTTCAATGCAACCTTGGACCTCGGCGCTTCGTATTCGGTTGACCTGACTAGGTTCTTTGTCACTCGCGGATTTTTCCCTAGCGACCTGATCGACAGCCGTAATGGCTTGGTTGATGACTGGTCTGATTGGGACGGCGGTGTTGTTGATTCGGTCAACAGCAAGCTGTACCTGCGCCGTACCAACGACAACCCAAGCGGTACGCCTACATGGACAAGCTGGCAAGAGTTCGTCAATGGCACCTTCCTTGGCCGTGGCTTTCAATTCAAAGCAGAGTTGACCAGCAATGATCCAGCAGAGAACATCTTGATTGATGAGCTGGGCTATGAGGCTACGTTCCAGCGCAGGACTGAGCAGTCAGTAGGACCTGTGGCGAGTGGTGCGGTCACCAAGTCAATCACGTTTGATAAAGCGTTCTTTACCGGCACCGCTACCCTTGGCGGCGTCAACGCTTACTTGCCCAGCGTCGGCATTGTGGCCCAGAACCTTGCAACAGGTGATTATTTCAACGTAACCAACGTGACCAGCACAGGCTTTGATGTCACCTTCAGGAACAGTAGTGGCACCGCAGTTGACAGGAACTTCCTGTGGAGTGCAGTCGGATTTGGCAAGGGCGTCTAAAGTGTAGACACTGCCTGTCTTGTAAGTTGTGGCTCAACACGATTACGTCATTGCGAACGGCACTGGTGCTGCTGTCCGCTCTGACCTGAACAACGCGCTGGCCGCAATCGTCAGCAACAACAGCGGCGCGACAGAGCCAGCAACCATGTACGCCTACCAGTGGTGGGCTGATACCAGCACCGGGCTGTTGAAGCTCCGCAATGCTGCGAACAACGCTTGGATCACGCTCAGAGAACTGGACGGCACGCTGACCATTGAGGATGGCACAGCATCATCACCCGGTTTGGCTTTTGCTGATGACCTGAACACGGGCATCTACAGCCCAAGCGCTGATCAGCTTGGCATTACCACCGGCGGCACGGTGCGTCTGACCACCACCACGACTGGCATTACCTCTGCATTGCCGGTAGATGTGCCGCTTGGTACAGCCAGTGCTCCAACAGTTACCTTCACCGGCGACCTGAACACCGGCATCTATTCACCCGGCGCGGATCAAGTAGCCATC